TAGCACCCTGAGGACCAACCGGACCCGTCGGACCGGTCGGACCATGCGGGCCGATCTGACCCTGAGGACCGGTAGAACCCTGCGGTCCGGTCGGACCTTGCACACCCGTCGGACCAGTAGGACCCGCCGCGCCCTGCGGTCCCGTCGAACCCTGCGGGCCGGTCGGACCTGCTGGCCCGATCTCCCCGACACCGAGAATGGTCACCTCGTTGTCCGTGACGTCAAGCACCGAAACGATCTCGTCAACAACCGTCACCTCAGTGACGACACCCCCCTCAACGACAATCTCGGTGTATTCGCTTGCCATTAGCGTGTGATCTCACCGTCAACGACAAACTTGCCTTTGAGTAGCGTCAATCTGCGCCCGCCAGCGACCTGCTGAAGATCGTAACGATAGGTGCCTGGCTCGAAGGCTGTCATGGTCGCAGCTGACAGGGTGAACACCACGATGCCAGTTGCTGCGTTGGTTGTGTCCACAGCGAAAGTGGCGTCAATAGTGGTATCAGACCAGCGTCGCCGCACCTGCGAAGCAAACGTCCTGCCGGTCACGTTCACGGGCGATCCGGCCGAGGTTACGAAACGAACTTCGTGTGTGAAGTCGTCGCCCTGATAGGCGCTTAGGTCTCTTGGGGCAGGCTGAGGCACCTGAACATTCTACACAGCAACAGAGTCACCAGAGATACACTGATGCCTGTCTACAGCCGAGATTGGCGACGCCTCTGTTGCTGATAAAGGCTCTCAGCCTCACGGCACAAGCTGCAAACTGTTGTGCCTTCTCGGCGGTGACGGTGATATCCAGACCTGGTACCACACGCTGCGCTAGCAGCTGGGCCACGCCGGCCAGTCCTCGCGCCATGTTTGGCCCGCCAAGCCCGTGCGTACGCTGCCCGCTTCGCTCTTTTCACAGATTCTGCGTCCATGTCGCAAATGTAGCGTGGTCCAGCCGGCTCAGGAGGGTTCGCAACGCTGCATGATGCAGATGATCGAAATGATTGTCATGTTCGTCATTCTGTCTGAAATGAGAACGCATGATCGAAATGATTGTCATGCTCATCATTTCCTCTCATGGCCTCACTAATCAGACCGACAGCGCCAGCAACCACCAATGCGTAGCGGCCGAACTTCCAAAGGCGCGGTGTGTATCTGCCAGCTGCTGCCACAGCAGCGCCCATCCACACACCAACGCACCAGTCACACTCGATACCCTCACCAATGAAGCCCAGCCTCGGATGCCCTATCAGCCGGTCACGCAACGGCTCGCTGATCCGATCCGTAGTCACCAGCCTCGTCAGCCGCCAAGCAGCAACAGAGTCGAGAGCAACATCCCTCAGTTCGCTGCCCATTTCATCACCGCCTCAACCGCTCGAGCCGTTGCCTCGCCAGACCCGTCAGGAAGGACAGCATACGCTGCTGAAGCAGCCTTCTGGCGCTGCTCAGTAAATGACTTGGCAACCTGTAGGGCTCGGTCAAGATTGCCGCCAGGGGATACCTCAGGACCCATTCCGGCATGATCCCAGAACCGTAGGCCATGCTCCACGCCTCTCCGATAGTCAGGGGAGTTCAACACTACGACCGGTAGATCGAGCGCACAGGCCTCAAACATGGTGCTGCTGTTATCGCAGACGTAGATATCGGCACGACGAACGACAGAAATCCACTCCTGAACCTGCTCTACCCCCAGCCTCTCCCACCATTTCTGGATTCGTGACCAAAGGCGCGGGTGACCATGCCCGAGCAGCTGGTAGGTGCTGTTCGCAGCCAGTCTGATGACGTCTGGACGAAAGGCATCCCACGATGAACCTGCCTCGGGCACCAGCGGGCAGGGCCAATGAAACGAGACCGCGACCCTCTGCCCGTCCCGATGCCGGCTGAACTCCGCTCGTGCCTTCCAAAGAACATCGAGCCTGGGAGAGCCGACCGTAACAGCGTTGGCCTGCGGATAGCGGTCACGGTTTGCTTGCGCCACCTGATCATTGGGGCAGAGAAAAAGACTCACCCGACCACGGCCACGACCGCCAGCGTAAGAACCGTCACGAACGCCTTCGTAGCGTTGCCCCGCACCATGCTCCATCAGGCAGATCGGGCGACCGCGCATCATTCTCAGATCTATGAAGCCAGCGACCATCACCGCCTCATCGGGCGGCATCGGCCTCACTCTAAACTCACGCGGACCAAGAATCGATGCTCGGTCACCACGCAGTCGCAGCTGTTTCGCCAACTCATCAGTAGCGCAATAGAGGCTGCCTCGCACCAGTTCTGGAAGGCCGGCCAAGACTGGTAGTAGATGGTCGGCGTAGTGCCGATGGGAGCAGTAGGCGTTCACTCGCATGGCATCTTGAGGAGCCTGAACGTGATATCACCGCCGTTGCGAATGATCCTACGTTTCCGGAATCGGAATACGTCCCCCAGAAAGGGTTTACCCTGCGCCACGTTTAGGTGCTCGCCAGCGCACCAGTAATCAAACGTCTGATCTGTAACAAAACGTACGTGTGTCGGGTCAGTGAAGGCGTTCTGACTGGTCCAATGGGGGCAGGTCACTGTCAGCAAACCTCCAGAGTCCAGGACTCGCCAGCACTCTAGAACGAACCCGATCGGGTCCTTGACGTGTTCGTACACATGCTCTGCTAGCACATGCTGAACCGACTGGTCATCGAAGGGCCACGGATAGATATCTAGGTCGTGAACGATGTCAACACCTGAGAGCGGATGCTGGTCTACGTTCACAAAGCCATCTCTGGGCTTGCCGCCGCACCCGATGTTCACCTTCATGATCCCAACCTATCGAACTGTTGACGCCAGATCGGGCCAAGTTGCTGCCAAGTGTGGGCCTCAGCCCAGCTCCGAACCCGCTCAGACTCACGAACAACCCAATGGACATCAGCGGTTAGAACCGACTCGAGCCGTCTTGCCAGGTTTACAGGGTCGGTGCTCACCATTGGGACTCGGCCACCTTTCATGCGAGCGGGCCTCTCGTTGACTGCGTCTACAGGGATGATCGGCCAGCTGCTCTGCGGGTCAGTATCCGGCATCATCACTGGCAATCCGTGCGAGAACGCTTCGAACGCTGGAAGGCACAGCCCTGCGTAGCGTCGTGGCAACACGAGCAGGTCTGCCCACTTGTACAGACTGCCCATTCCGTCCACGTAGTCGCGAGTGACCCTAACCTGCACCTCCTTCGGCAACCCGCGCAGATCCTTGTTGGAAAGCCAGTGCAGCGTGTCCGGCTGATGAAAGAGCACCTCACACGGTTCTCGAACCTTGCGTAGTGCATCCAGTAGCAAAGTCGTACCGTTTCTGTCGTACTGCGCCCCACCCGAGATGTGCAGGATCCGACGCACTTTCGTCCGTGGTTCCCACCTGTCAGTCAACCTGATTGGCATCTGAACTACTTCTGTTCGCTCTGGCATCTTGTCCATCAGGTAGTCAGTAGGGTTCCAGATGGCGTCCGCTTCAGATCCAGAGAACAGTTCTGGCATGGCGTACAGCACAGACTGGGCACCGGCCTCACGAATGACCTGCTCCGCCTCAGCGCAATACCAGGTTTCTGCTGTCCACCAGACGTCAGCCTCAGCAGCGACCCGCCGCCAGTCACGCCGGCTCATCGGGTTCGGCATCGTGAACGTCTTAGTCCATGCCTCCTCAAACTGTGCTGGATGCGGTTGGCCTCGACAGGGACGGACCTGAACCACGACGGTGACAGCAGGACGGACATAACGCCAGACGTCATACGTCAGGTTGCCAAGTCCGCCATTGTCGTCCCTGACGACCATCCCCACTTTCATCGGTTCAGCCTCTTCACATCAAGATCTTGCTGGATCTGTCCGAACGACTGGCCGCCCTGCCGCTTGCGGAGGTGCCGAATGTTGTTCGCTGGGATGCCGACCCGCTGTGGCCCGACAGCCGCCAGCCGGTCATCGGCAGACTGGTCGTGATAGCCGGCCTCGATCATCGCATCAATAGTCGTAAAGACATCAGCGTGCCGCTCAGTTTCCAGGTTGATGAGATGATCCTCCTTGCCGCCAAGACTAAACACGATCAGTAGGTTGCCTGGTATGACGCTACGGTTGCGCAGCTGGCGGGTCATGGTGACCTCTTTCGTGTACGCATAGAAGGTGATGTCAGGGTGCGCCTCAGCGATCCAGCACCAAGCCTCCATGTACCAGTCAGCGAAGAAGTCACCAGAGTCATGGATCCTCACCCAACCGTTGCGGTGCTGCGGTCGCGATAGCTCAGCGACCATCTCTCGCCGCCACAGATCAGGATGGTCAAGTACGTACTGGAGGTTGCGGACGTGCGCTGCCTTCACGTTCGAAAAGTTGTAGGTGCCTGACCTCGCGTAGCACAGGCTGGCGCAAGCCCCAGCGTTCGGGCAGGTCTTGACTCGGCGTCCGTCAGGCAGTTCGGCCGACAGGGCAGGCAGGCTCCAGACAGCGATCCGCTGCTGCCTCAGTTCGCTATTCGACGAAAGCAACGTCACTTGACTGCCTCCAGCAGCTGGCGCACCCGATGACTATACGTATGTCCTGAACGGGTCACATTCTGACACTCAGCACGCACAAGATCACGCTCCCTGGCATCAGCGAGTAAACGGCTGATGGTCCCTTCCAAGCCGAACCAGTCTGACCAGTTGTACATCGGCATCATCGGGAACTGTGTAGCGAGCTCCTCGATGCGGGGCATGATGAGGACGCCACCGCGACCAGTCGCCTCGTACACACGGTCCGACCAGTATCGTGACCCCTGCTGCTGGAGACATAGCGAGTCCCCGACCGTGACCCTCGCCGACCGGTAGAAGTCGGTCATGCGCTGGTTTCTCTCCACTCGTCGGCTCGAGCCTCCAGGGTTCAGGAACGTCCAGCCGTTGCGGTCAGCCATCTCCGATAGGCGCTCTAGGAGCTGGGACCGGTAGGGCCACTGCCTGTGATAGCCGCCACCAGCCGACCCGACAAAGGCCACGTCGCAACGGAACGCCTCTCTCAATCTGCCAGGGCTGCTCGTCCATCGGTCACGGACACCTGGAAGCAGCCACTCATGCCGATTCACACCAAGCGACGCCCAGTCATTGTCCGGATTCCCATCAGCGGTCAATACGTGCTCGGCTGCCCACATCGGGCTACTCCTCCAGTTGCCACGGTTCAGACCGAAGAAAAGGTCAGCGTGCCAAGCGACTGTGACTGTCTTGGTGCGGCATCTACGCATGACGTCTTGAGGGTGCCGATCTGAGGAACTGATCCAAAGCAGCAGATCGCTGCGTGACGCGATGCGTACGATCTCGTTGCCTGTGGCCTCCCGCTCGTCGACTTCGGTGACGTCCCAGCCGTTCAGTCTGAAGCCATCTGCCCAGTCTTGCTCAGCAGACCAGCGCCAGCGATGATTCCCGACGATGGCGACCCGCCGGCTACCGGTTGCCACCGCAACCACAGCCAGAGCGAACCTGGATCGTTCCAGCGTCTGTGAGGACAGACCAGCGCCGACCTGCTGGAGAACCCTGCGTGATCGTGGCCTGCCAGATGGTTCGACCGGTCCTCCGGTCCATCACTGTGATCACATCATCAGCGACAGTTACCTTGCGCTGCCGCTCGAGCCTCCCATCAGGGAGCGTGACGGTTGCTGACCTGACGACGACCATACGCCAAGAGTATCAGCGATGCTGACGTCTAGACAGACAGGTGCCCCGACGCCGAAGCAATCGGGGCACCTGCTGGGGTAGGGGTCAGACTGGTGTGTCGAAGCGCAGCATCCCGAGCATCATATCTACGCCAGCGACACGACCAGCGAGATAGTCGGCCACGTCGCTCGAGCCGGATGGTTGCTCAGCCTCCATGACGCTCTCATGCTCGCAGCGGTTCAGCAGGCTTTGAAGCTGCTCCTCGGACAAGCCTGGGGTGACGCTGATGGCCCACTCCCAGCCACGATCGAAGTGCTCGCTGTGGTGTTTCATGGTTCCTCCTGAGCTCAGTCAATGATGACTGGGTTTGCGTCTGGCGTTCCCATCCAGACAGTGCGTGTCTCATGTAGTTGGTGGCAGAGCTCACTCCGGCTCCACTCGTATACCCAGATCTCAGTGACCTCCCCCTCATGCAATCCGTAGTGATCCAGCACGTAGTCATAGTCACCGATGTCATGAAGGTCATCGTCGTCCGGTGTGTCCATCGCTGCCCGGTCAGGGATGGTGTCGTAGGTGTATCGGTAGACGCGTACGCCGAGGTTGAACGACGCTCCGAAGGGAAGCTCACCCTGCTCTCGCATCATTCGGGTGAGGTGCCAGAGGCGAACTAGCGCCTCGGGCTTCGTGAGCTGCTGGGTCGGCACCGGACGGCTGCTGTGAATGTTGGTGATGGTGTCCATCACGCCTCCTCCCCGATCTCGGCCATCATGGCCTTAACCTTCCGCTGGAGTGCTGCGCTGCTGCGACCCTTAGCGATCCAGCCGAGCCGGTCGTCCTTGTCCCATGCTGAGTCAGCGAGAGCGTCACCCCAGTAGTAGGCGTACCACTTGGCCTGATCGTGTAGGGCCTCCAGCATCTCCGGTGTGGCCTCCACTCGTCGGCCGTGCTTCAGCTCCTTGATGGCTGGAGCGTTGAGGATGAGCCACACCTGGCGGAGACATTCGTCCTCGGTGTTGGGGTCGGTTGCGTCGTCGCAGATGAGCTCGTCGGTGAAGTTGTTCCACCATGCCTTCGGGATGTCAATGGTCTTACTCATGGTCCGTTCCTCCTGTGTCGTGTAGTGGGCCATAACCACATTATAACACACTAGAAACGTGCTGTCAACTATCACCTGCGAGGTGGCTCGGTCACGACCGCACCCTGGGACCAGTCCCGACCGGCAACGTCGCCTCCGGCTGCCTAGGCCTCCGACCAGATCCCCGCCGGCCCATCAGACCACTAACAGCCAGTGATACCGCGTCCACCTGATCGTCGTGCGCCCCCAACGGGAACTCATCGCACTCGTCAAGGAACGCAGTCGCCCACGGACCAGCCAGCACAGACACTCTGCCCTGCTCAGCCAACGAAGCCCATACCTCTGCTCGAGCCTCCTTCGGGCCGGTCGGCCGCACTCCCTCAATCCTGACTGATGGGATAGCCCTACTGAACGAAGCGATCAGGTTCTTGCCAGCCGAGCCAGGCTCCTGCTCCACAAGCACCCTCGGGAAACCGTCCTCGCGACACTGGGCAACGAACCGATCCTGATTCTCGCCAGGACCGACACGCCAGCGTGCCACGTGCTGTATCTGAATGACCCCTCTACGTCCTTCTACGAGCACGTCAGGGTTCCAGCAGACCAGCGCCCCAACCGTCCAGTCAGGGTCAGGGTTGGTATCTGAAGGCTCCGTAGCAGCAAAGTCCCATGCCCTGATCTGCCGGCCCTCCAACCGCTCATCAGTGAGCCGGAACCAGTCCCGAGAGAACATCCCGCCTGAGTCCTCCAGCAGCTCACCCATCAGCTCCTGCCTCCCGAGCCGCGTCCCCTCGTACCGGTCGAGGATGCGCTCCCGATACTCAGGTGCCAGATTGCTCAGATTGTCGTAGGTGGTCATGCGCGTCACGGCAGTACGGGAATCACTCACCAGCTCCCGAATCAGGCGCACGCCTTTCGGTGTACCAGTCAGGCAAACCCTCGGGTCAGGCGGTAGCCGGCAACCGATCAGAGCGTTAGCAATCGTCGTATCCTCAGCCATGCCCAACCGAGAGTCACGCCACTCAGCCGGCTCGTCACCCCAGACGAAGTGATGCTGCGGGCCACGGAGCCTTCCTGGCGTTTCAGACGAGAACCCTTTGAGTCTCGAGCCGTCAGCCAGAGTCAGTTCGCAAGGGCCACGATTCCATGAGCTCTCCACAGACCCGTTGACGAGCATCGATGGCGGCAAGCAGCGAAGAAGTCCGGACTCCCCTTCGACCATAACCAGTCGGACGTCCTCAAGGGTCTGCCCGACAAGAGCGCCACGTCGCTGACCGTCACCTTCCCGCAAACGCTCCACGACCCACTCAGCAGCAGCGCGCGTCTTGCCGGAACCACGACCAGCCAGCACCAGCCAGACGGACCAGTCACCGTCCGGTGCGACCTGCTCCGGCCTCGCAAACGTTCTCCACGACTGAGCCAGCCGCACGACAAGCGCCGGATCCATATTGGCGACGATCTCACGGACTCTGTCAGGGTCGCCGCCAGCCAACTCTAGGATCGGCTGGGCTAGTTCGGGGATTGACACAAACCCACCAGGTAGTCGGTCAGCGCACCACGAGTCTCCTCCACGCTAACCCCGACCGTGAGATCACCGGTCAGGTTCACCTTCATCGGCGCATCCAAGCCAGTCAAGCGGATCACCTCCCGCAACGCATCCCGCTCCTCACGCAGATAGGCGCGATGCTCCCGTGTCTCCCGATCCCTGCGGGCCACCAGAGCCTCCTCACGTGCCTCCTGGGCTTGCGCCATGAACCTCTCAATGAGTTCCTGATGGTGCGCCTCAATCTCGGCTGAGCGATCCTCAGAGCGTTCTCTCAGGTAGTCACGCCAGACCCGCTGGACAGTTTGCGGAGCATGACTGGTGCGTTCAGCGACTGCCCTGATGGATAGGCCGGCGATGCGCAGGTCGATGACTTCTTGTTGCTGGTCTGTTGTGAGAGCCATGTATCAAGAGTAGCGCCTGTGATGATTGTGATGAAACGTCACGGTTTGGGTTTGGTTGCTGGCGGTTTCCAGCGCATGAGGATTTCGTTGGGTCGCTTCGGGTTTGGTTTGAACGTGTTGGGCCATTTGGCGTTGAGGTAGGCGATGGCGAGCCGTTCCTGCTGTTCGTTTCGGTAGGTGACTGCTCCGCCTTCGTTTGTGCGGTGTTTGTAGGTGGCGAGCAGGTAGTCGCAGCGGGCGATGGTGCCGTAGGCGTGTAGGTGTTGGCAGGTGTAGTCGTAGTCCTCTTTGAGTGTGAGGTTGGCGTCGAACCGTAGAGGTGTCGGGGCGATCATGATGAGGTCGCCTACTACGAAGCCTGTGGTGTTGATGTTGTGTTTGCCGTAGAAGGGGTTGGCGGTTGGGGCGCAGCCGACGAGGTGTGCCCCGGTTTGCGCCATTGCTGACATCATCTCTTCGATGGTTTCGTGCATGGTGAGCTCGGGATGCTCTTTGACTCCGAGACGCCGAATCTTGGTGAGGTCGTCAGAGGTTTGGACGCATAACTGGTCGGTGGAGAATGCGTCGTCTAGAGCCAGGTTTCGCGCCTCTACAAGTGCGTTGGCTGCCCGTACACGGTTTGCGCCAGCGTCCTTGTATGCCTGCATCTCATCTTCGGGGACGTACCAGCAGGCTCCGATGGGTAGCAGCTGGTTCATGGCTGGAACAGAATGCGGTCGGCGGGCCGAGATGACTGCGAGATGGTAGGGGAGCGTCATTCCGGTTTGATTCCTTTGGCCTCGAGCCGCTGCTCCAGAATCCACGTCTGATACTTTGCAGCTCTTTTTGCCTCGTCAGCCCTGGCTCCACACTTGTGAAGGGTGGACTTTGCGTAATACACAATGGAGTAACGGTAGGCGTCAGGTTTCTGTAGGTGTATCGGGGTGACCGCGTGGAAGGTTGTCCCGCCACGGAAAACGGTCACGGTCCCGTCCTCCGGCAATATCCAGACTCCGTACTCAGGAAAGTGGAGGCAGCCACCTTCTGCGTTCTTCCTGAGGTTGACCTGCAGGGAAAGACCGCCGGACACGTTCGTCCTGTCTGTATGGTACGGCAGCATCGTTGAGCGGTTGATCACGCCGGATGACCAGGCTTGGCCAGCGAGCAGCCAGTCGTCGTGGATGTTGCCGTAGACCTTTTCCTCGTGCTCTTTGACTTCCTCGGGTAGTTGTTGCCGCACATCAGGCACAACGCCTTCTAGTAGCACCTGAAGGGCCTTCGATACTCGCGGGTAGATGCGGTCGAAACCGCAAGTTGTGCAGGCGTAGCGTCGCCGCATCGGTTCTGGTGGCGCTGACCCGAACGTTTGCGACTGTGGAGCGAAGCCAGCCATCCGTTTCATGATGGGGAAGCCGACTTGTTCGAAAGCGCGCGGCAACCATTCGAGGACTCGGTTCGCTTTGCCATTGGTGATCGGGAACTGTGCGAAAACTAGCGACCCGTTGTCGTCTCGGGCAATAACTGGTCCACGGATAGGCTCCGCCGCTGGCTCGTCAGCGAACGTCCGCATCTCGGTGCTTGGCGGGATGACGTGCTGCTGGCGTTCAACCTTCAAGTGCCGCATGTGCGTCACCGACGAGTTTCATAAAAGTTTCTGTGGTTGTCTCATGGTCAAATGCCCGACGCAGAGCAAACAGTTGCGTTACCAGCTCGTCATGCTGTTCTGCCGGAATCGGGAACGTGATGCCAATCACCTGCTGCGCAAGGTAACGCTCCATACCCTCAGCGGGAGTTTCATAGACTGGCGACAGGTCACCAAGCAGATCCTCGATGCTGGCCTCAAAGTCGAACGCTTTGACTGCTTCCTCTGAGTAGCCGGCTGCCTCAGCAAGCGTGGCGTCCTTAGCGTGAAGCTCTAGAACAGCGTTTGCGAGAACGTCGATCTCATAGTCGCCAAGCTCAGCGATGCGGTTATCGGCCAGCGCATAGGCTTTGGCCTCGTCATCGGTTAGGTCATCCCCCCAACTGACAGCGATAGATTCCCAACCAAGCTCTCGAGCCGCTCGCAACTGGTGATTGCCAGCGATGCAGACTGCGACTCCGTCCTCGTCGTGACGGACAACGATGGGTTTGCGTTGCCCGAACCGGTCATACGACCGTTTGACTGCGTCAACGTCGCCTCGCCTCGGATTGTCGTTCAGTTCGACGATCCCGTCGATCGGCTCGAGCAGGCCTTCTAATCCTTTCGCAAACTTCATTTATGCTCCCAGGTTGCTAGCGATCAGGAAAGCCGCAGTATAGGCGCACCATAGGGCTGCAGCGAGGAGGCCAGTCGTAAGCAGAAACAACAGAATGGCTGGCCGATCCCAGGTTGGCCGGTCCTCAGCCGCTCGGTAAGTGAATACAGCTGCCAATCCGAACCCGCTGCATCCAGCTGCTGCCAGCAAACTCGCCACGACCCACATCAGCGCACCACCGTCAGGTCTGGTCCGATGTAGGGGTAGGAAGGGTGGCCGATGCCTTTCGGTGCCCCTCGCCTCGCAGTGTCAATCTCCATTTTCTGGACATCGTAGGCGCAGTCACGCAGAATCTGTGCGATCTCAGGCGGGCACTCAGGGTGCTCGACGCAGGTAAATAGTGCTTCGCTAACTCGCATTGGTTTCATTCTCCATGTCTAGTCGTTCAATGAGACACCATCTACAAACGGTCGTAGGTCGTAGTTTGGCTTTGGGCCAGCGCCGGCCACACTCCCGGCACCGTGAGAAGCGTCGAGTCCTGATCGCAAAGAGTTCCTGCTCGCTGAAGCCTCCCCACATTCCGTGCATCTCCGGCTCTGACAGAGCCTGATTCAGACATTCGGTTTGTACTTCACATTCTGTCATGCACCTGCGGAGGATCTTAGTAACCTCCCGCTGTGGACGGTTCTTCTCAAACCAGACTTCCTTGCTGTCGTCACGGCAAGCAGCCCGCTCCCACCAAGTCACCCTATTGGTCCTTCTCGTCCTTGTGAAGCCATTGGGCCATCGCGTCGATACCCATCTCAGCGACTATGGATGCCATCACCTTCTCCCGATCTTCAGCCTCGAGCCGGCGCTGAGTCTGCTCAGCAGCAGAAGCCTGCGCCCAGGCCAACGCCGACCTCAACTCTCGAGCCTCATGCCGCAAACGTTGCTGCCGGTGAACATGGTGAAGATGAAGTCGCCACAGCTGGACGACCCACAATCTGTCCCACCACTTCTCGTCCATCGCACCATGCTACTCAGCGTTGCCTGCTCGTCGCATCAATTCGGCCCATGCCCACAGCGGCATCACTGCGTAGCCATCGGTGACGCTCTTATTGCGTCGCTTCGCAATCACGACTGGCAGAGTGTCGGGTGCCACGTTTCGCGCCTCAGCAGTGGCCTCGTCAACCCAGCCAGCCAGCTCTATCTTCGCAACATTCTTGCACTCAATACACAAACCGTTGATGCCGGTCAGATCGCCACGGTCAAGGGTTGCTCCTGCAGGAATGCGCTCTACACGCACATCCAAAGCAGTCGCCAGATAATCACGGACCTCGGACTCCCACCGGCTGCCCTTTGCCTTGTTCGGATTCGGCACTTCAGTCCCCCAAACGCTTCAACAGTTCACGCTTGTTGGCTGTTTTCCAATCATGGTGGACTGGGCACACCAGCCGACACCGGTCCGGATCAAGCCACTCGGTGACCCGATAGGAGCCACCTCGCAGCTCATCGACCTCCATCCCACGACCAGGTAGCAGCCTGCAAGCAACCTCAGGAACAATAGTTGCGTACTCGCACTGGCCGCCGGCTCGAGCGATCACCTCGTTTCGAACCTCAGTTCGCCTGCCGAGATCGGCCCTACGCTTTGCAGAAACTTTTGCGAGCGCCTTCCGTGAGCGTTGATGCCATTCCAGCGTCTTGAGCGGGTCACCCCGCAGTTCGGTGTTGCGCTTCAACGGTGTTCGTTTCATGTGCCTTCTATTCCCTCTCTCTCGTCAAAGTGGCTCGAGCTGCTGCCAAACCTTCCTTCCAGGCTTGCTCTCTGGCTTGCTTTCTAGCGCAGCGAACGCAGGCACTGGTCCCACTACCACGGTCTGGCGGGACCAGTGCGCCACAGGTTACGCACGCTTCTGACTGTTGCTGGTGCATTTGCAGATGCTCACGCTGTTGTCGCCATGAAAGATGAACCCATTGTCGCAGAGTTCGCAGCCACGCGGTTGAGCTATCACCGGTTTCTCAGATGCCGCTGGCTCGGCAGCCAGGTCAGCGAATCGCTCAACTTGCGCCCCATCACGGCAGATCACGGTCAGGTCATCGTATCGAGTGCCAGTATCGTTAGCGCCCTGATGGAAAGGAGAACGCTGGACTCCCTCGATGGCGGCCAGGATCTCGTTGACCGAGTAACCCTCCTTAAGTCTGGCCTCCACCTTCCTCCTCCGCTGCGTTGTCAACCTTGTCCTTGCCAAGTCCCTGCCCGAAGCGAGCACCCAGCGTTCGAAGACTCTCAACACGTCCGATGATGGCCCGTCAATAGCCGGCTGCTTTTTCACAGCGGCAACCGGTGCCTCCTTCGCAGACAGAGCTGGGAACGTGAACAGGTTGGGCCGGTGTGCGTCATGCATCTTGACAGAACCACCAGCGTGCGTTTCCCTCACGAGTTCACCTTGCTCTACCGCCTCTTGCACAGCCCGACGGTATGAGTCAAGAGAGCAGTTAGCCTCCTGAAGCACACGACGAACATGAACCCAACCCGACCCGTCAGGATCAACATGATTAGCGATGCTGATCAGCACGCAGCGGGCTGCGCCCTTAGCAGCAGAGTGCGTCAGAACCCAAGAGATCGCTTGAACTGACACTCGGGGTTATGAGTGCGGTCGTAGAGGCGCAGGCAGGCTGGTGCCGCCATTGCCAGAGTGTCCGCCAGGCTCCTTCACTGGTCTGCTGGCGGCCACCGCAACATCGGCGTAGCCCAGCGTGCGCCAACGTTCAGCGACAGAGCGTGCATCCTGCTCAGACAGGAGGTAGTCGTTGACCTCAACACCACCAACCCAGACCGTGAAGTTCTTGTGTCTTTGGTTGGTAATGTCGGGTGTGCGGCAAGATTCCTGATCTCCGAGCGAGTCGTAATACTCCCGGCGCTCAGAGGTAAGAATGTCTGCCTCGTATGAGTGATCGGCCCGATTCTCAAAGGGCTGCATCTGCTGCTGCCTTTGCCTCGGCGTCAAGCTCATCGCTGGCGAGATCTGCGACGGCTTGCAGCGACCCCTGAAGGCAATGCTGCTCATCGAAGGACTTGGCCTCCTCAGCGGCGATCAGAAGATTCATTGCCAACTCGATCGCTTCGGCTGGCAACATCATCGCGCTGAACCCCTGCTCCTCCAGATTGTCGTGATTGTGAATGAAGAAAGTGACCTTGGACGGCAGATTCACCTTCGTCAAATCGAGCGCCGAAACCACAGTTCCGACCCGGTTCAGCAGGGAATCAAAATGGATGTAACGTGCTTTGCTCATACCTTCTCAATCTCCTTGTTGTTTGGTTTGTAAAGCCAGCAACCAGTTGTCGGCCACCTGGACCAACGAGCCTGCTGGCTCTAGCGGCAGCTGGCAGAGTGCAGCCACTGCTAGATCTTTCAAAGATTCTTCATCTGAAGTCGGGGACTCAAAAGTTTCCTCACCGAATAGGCGTCCCGATGCGTCACGAGCGGTGACTACGTATCGGGTTCCCCCGACCGGGCAGATTCGGCCGACCAGATGCACCGGCTCATTATTGCCATGCTGTGTGTCCAGCGCCAGCCACCATCGCCCGACCTGAGAAAGCATAGGATGGGCCTCAACCCAGCGGTCCTCGTCCAACAGGCCGACGACGACGCTATCAAGCGTTCCGACTGCGCCGGAAACACCAGTCCAACCCCAGGCAGTTCGACGCTCCAAGCGATGCTGCCATCTCCCATCGGTCCGCTGATAAATCGAGCACCTGAAGCCCTCTAGTTCCCAGGTTTGCGAAACGCTCATTCGTTGCCCCAGACGACGTCGCTCTCATCCAAATCAGGCCAGCAATCGGGGCAGCACCATAGGCCACCGATCCAGACTCCGTTCACGTCATCGCCCAAGTCGGCTGCTGTGTACGAGCAGCGCAGGCACGGCTCATCGGCCGTGACCGGCGATTCGGCTACGAACCAATGGTCGGGGCATGGCTGCCGCATCGTGACAGCGATTCCTCTCGTAGCCCAGATCGTGACGGCTGACAGGAAAACCAGTCCGCCCGTCGAGAACCACACCTCCCACCTCATGCTGCGACCTCAGCAATGCTGTCGCTTGCCGAAGCCTGCATGAACGTCGCCGCCTTCTGAGCCTCAGATGATGCTCTCCACAGAGCCTGACTATCCTCAGCGAGAACCTCGAGCCAATGAGCCAGGTAGGCGCAATGGTCCTCCCTCGGCAACGCTGTGATGCCCAGCTCTGCGCAGACAAACACTGCTGTGAGCTCTGCGACCAACTCCTCCATCGCGTAGGAAGCCGACCCGAAGCGACCCTCCAGGTTCCGTCCGAGCCGGCTCTCATGACCGGTCCAATGCCCATGCTCATGTGCCAGCGTTGCGTAGAACGCTGACTGATCTGCGAACTGGTCTGCAGTCGGCATTGAGATGATGTCAGTGGCAGGCGAGTAGCAGGCTCGATCACCGCCATACTCAACTGCCGAACCGACAGCCTCAAAGAACTTGTCGGCTGCCTGATGCCGCTCGAGCGTGCTCAAAGCCGGCTCCTCCGGCGCTTGCCAACCCTCAACCTGATCAGCGTTGAAAACTGTGAATCCCCTGGCGTACATGCGTCCACATCGGGAGCAAGACTCCTCAGGACCATGATCTCGGCATTGGGCCATCCCCCATTTCACTAGAGAGATACCACCCTCGCCACGCTGAACCTGCGCGCCCAGCTGCTCCCACTGCTTGTAGGTTGCCCACCATTGGGTGCTGTAGTCTCGTGTGTCGGCCTCGATGAGAGCGATAAGGGCATTGCCTCCCCGATAGCAGGCTGAGGTGCTGGCGTTCTTCGGGAGACCATGCCCGAGATCAATCCACGGCTTGGTCCACTTGCCAGCAGTCCCTTCCTCGATGCGTTCGATGAACGCTGCTGTCATGGCCTCAAAGGTTGCGTTTGCCTTGCTCACTGCGCCATCTCCTTCTCGTTGGTCGGCCAGAAGTACGGGAGGTTCCCAGATACGTCCGGCCAGAACGGTCCATAGTGTTCAGGGAACTTGCGGATCAGGTTCGACTGGTGCGAAACGTGGAGTCTCAGGTCGCCCATCCACAATGGCTGCATCGGGTCTGACGACCGGAAAGGAACCAGGGTCAGGATCTTGTCTCGGCAAGTATCCTTGTACCCTCTCCGGAGCCACTCATCACAGATCGCTAGACCGTACTCGGCCAGCACGTCTGTGCAGCCCTCCCACATTCGCACCGCAGGATGGTTGGCCCAGCCGGTCCCTGAGCCGGTCAGGCACTTCAGAATCTGAAGGCACTCAACTCGCTGCTTGCCAAGACGCTGACGGTCAAGGACCGTGGCGCAATCCCTGAAGTCTGCTGATGGTAGGAACGTTTGCATTGTCAAACCTCCCCATGCGTCGACGGGTAGAAGTTGGCAAGCCTCGCAAGCCGTCCACGGAAGTTCTCATGCCAGAACTCGTGGAGTTCCTTGAAGTCGCCCTGAGAAAAACTCCAACCCAGCTCCTCAGCAATGTCAGCCAAGTAGTAGGCGACGTCGCTCTCCTTGTCTGCCATCGCAGCGGCAGCACCGTTCCAATTCCAATCTGTGTTCTGGCTCACCCGCCTGTTGTATTCAAAGCAGATCAGTTCCATCTGGTAGCGGTTCATCGGATGGAAACTCTTTGTCGTGTCCATGCTCTTTGCTCCTTGTGTCGTGGTTGCTGCTCTCATGCCTCTGCGAGATCCTGCTGGTAGGCGTCCCGAATCACGTCGCTAAGCGTGTCGGCCAACTCGCTCTGTCCGGCATCGCGCAACAGGCCGGCTGCGAGCGCCAGCGCCTGATGGTTCTTGAGGCTGAGTTCAACCTCGGCCTTCATGCCTGCAGGCTCTCCCCACACCCTGATCTTGTCGCCGCCTTCCACGGTGAGGCGGACACCGCTCTGCCCGTAGGCTGCTGGCATTGAGAATGCTGTGTTCTGGATCATGTTGACTGCTCCTTGTGTCGTGTGGGTAACTCCCATAAGAGCATTATGACACACTAGAAACGTGGCGTCAACTATTAGGACAGAAAAGTTTCTAAGGTCGGAGTTCAGGACCAGTCCGACCGAAAGCGGCCTCCTCACGCCAGCCGGCCAGCAACGACTGCAACGCTGAGAGCTGCTGTCGCCTAGCCCGCACCGCCTCAAGGGCAGCACGCTCGAGCCCAGCTGCCAGGTCCCGAGACAGTCTGGCGTCAGCGGTCAACGAGTCCACCAGCGCCTCCCGCTCGGCAACGACCATGCCCTGCCCTGCGGTAGTGGCCCAAGCCTTCCCGCGCTCCTTGCGATAGTGGTGCTCGTGCTGTGAGTGATCACGGCTGGCTTCCCGAAGAACCTGCAGGGCGCGGTCAACCAGCAATGAGAGCCGGCGCATCTCCACGGCGAGATCAGTCAGTTCCTGGTTCATGGGACTCAGTAGTCGATGTCGAGGCTAGACGCCATCCGAACCGCTTCGCCTTCCAGCCGCAACTCCTCTGCCCGCTCCCCACAGTCACAGAGATCCCCGTTCCAGCCGTCTGCTGTGTCAGCCGCACAGTCCTCAAAACAGTCGACGCCAGCTGCCTCGTCAATGTGTCGCTCCGTGCAACCGTCCGGATAGTGGCTCAGGTATGTCATTTCTCCTCCTCGTTTGTTTTGTTCCCCAACTGGTCAATCAGTATTCGCACGGCAGCTGCTGCCTGCTGTGGAACGACACCGTTCCCAAGCACCTTCAAAGCCCTTGTGCGGGCCTCCAAACGACTGCTTACCCAACCGTCCGGTAAACCCATCATCCACTCCACAAAGACCGGATTCAGACGTCCCTTGCTGTCTACTGGTTCAGGAGCTGGCCGTCCGACTATCGGTTCCCATCTTGCGATGGCCTCGGCGTAGGGTCCGAAGTCAGCCGCCACACCGTCCGACCCAGCAGCGCGTTTTCCTCCACGTTCTCGCAGGGGCGTCCGTCCTTCCAGTCCCGTGCCGTCGGAGTCGGCAGCAGTCGACCGATGGCATTTTCCGGATTCTGCGGCTGGTCCAACGGTCGCACCCAGCAGTTCATGTTCCGTGACTCCCCGTTCTGCGCCCTCGGCGTAGGCAAGACAGAACCAGCGGAGGCGTCCATGCGGGGCACCAGCGTCGGACGCCCGAACACTTGTCCACTCCGCAGAGAACCCGTTTTCGGCCAACGCTTCGAGGACTCTAAGAAACGCTTCGCCTCGATTGGCAGTAAAGATTCCTGAGACGTTCTCCAGCAGAAGCCATTGGGCTCCAGTCTCCCGAGCAACTCGGCACACGTCGTCGATAAGCCATCGTTCATCGTTCACTCCCTTACGTTTCCCAGCCACAGAAACCGGCTGACACGGGAACCCTGCGGTCACCAGGTCCACCTGTGGCGGGTCGGTGATCTGCGTCAGATCCCCAAGATTAGGGATGTTAGGATGATGGTAGGCCATCACCTCAGAGGCAGCCTTGTCAATCTCGGCATACCAGGTGAGCTCAACATCTACACCAGCGAGTCCGAGACCCATCTCAAGGCCACCATAACCAGCGCATAGGGCCGCGACTTTCATAATCCGCACATGCCTTCGCATTCCATATCAAAGAGGGTTTCCTGTCCCCGTTCTTCAATGGTTCGGAAATCGACCTCATCTAACGGAGTCAAAGACTTGTGAAGGTAGGCAGTGCCAAGCAATGCATCGCCATTCTTATTCGGATGGCTGTTGCGAATCGCCTTGTCAAAAGCGATAGCATCTTCCCAGTCCTCCGGGTCGTCTTTGATCGCCCTCCACTCCTTGTCGCTATGGAACGGACACCCGATGCACGACGACCTAGGCGGACGTTCAAAACCGTTGCGGTCATTCCACGCTAGACAATCTTGTCGCGTCAACCTGCGATCAACTAAAGGGTACTCATTGCGAATCCAAGAGAAGAATGGGTCTTTCATCCGTTGACTTTCATCCCAAGAAATGCCGATCACAGAAGTAATCCGATGCTCCTTGCATCGTTCTCCCTTCGCAAGCCCAGCGATCTCCCGTTGCTTCCGCTGCAATGGTTTCAACTTATACTCACTTGTGCATTGCCTGCGGGCCATAGCCGGTTTGCCATCCTTGTTGCGAATGTGCAGCGGCATTGACGCGAAACGGTGATTCGGGTTTAGGGCATCGTCACGAATGTTGCCTTGCGAAACGAGATGAAACTCAATGCCCGCCGCCTCTGTCTCTTTCCTGATCTTGGCGAGATGGTCGTAAACTGCTCGTGGCTCCCAGCCGGTATCAGAGAACACGGCATGAGTGATCGGTTCGAGTTCACCGGCAATACACATCCGTAGCAGCGTGGTCGATTGCACTCCAGCGCCGAGAGAAAGCACTCTGATCGGGTAATTTGACATCAGGATCTCCATAACGATTGCCAGACAGCGACTGGTCTTGCGTGACACTGAGCACGGCGACTGTTCACCACCCGATCAGTCTTGCAGATGACTCCCATCCTTGCGCTGGCCCGCATCACCGCTCCCATCGCCCGAGGCTCATGCGTCGTGTATCCAGCAAGCACCAGCTGCTCCCACACATCATCCGTAGTGAACACAGACCTGGTCTGCGCCAAACGCATGATGATTTCGGCTGCGGCCTCTCTCCACTCATCGTCAGCATTGCGCTCCACCTGATCTATGGCTGCGGCTCGAGCGTTCTCAGCCTCTCGAAGTTCCTGCTCTCGAACCATCTCATCGAAGTCGAACTCGTAACCAACCTGATCGGCCATATCCTGTTCGAAGTCCAGCTGCTCCACGATTATGCCTCCCTCTCCAAAGTGCGGCTGAGCTCTGGCCGGGTCCAGCCCTCCCATTGCCCGATCTGCTCCCAGAGTTCCTTAGCCTGCTCCTTGTCACCATCTGTGGCAGCAAGCACAGCCTTCTTGGCCTGTGCCTCAGAAAGATGATCCGGCCAGGTCTGTGGATTGCTCGGGTCGAATTCGACCCTTTCCACCTCGTACACGTCATGATCGGGGTCACGCTCATCGGTTGGAAGCATGAACGCTTGAATCAGCGCAGTCCTCCAAGCAACGCTCATCGCCTTCGCTGTGGCCTTGTCGCCATGATCCATTGCCTCACCGACACAGATCGTGGTCAGCGTGTCACCCTTCGGCCCGATGATGTGATACTTGACGGTGACGGTCACGGACCGGACAGTCTTGCCTGCGGCAGCTGGCAACTGTTGAACCGCAGCATCGAGAACCTCAGGAAGAATGACCAGTCCGTGCTCACGGCAGGCTGGGCCGATGGCGTTGACGACTGCGTCCACACCACGGAACGACCATCCCTGTCCGTGCTTCTCATCCTTCGTTACTGCCCGCACATCACGCATCACGTTTCGCATTGCTTCGTGAACTGTCATCGTTGACTCCTCCTTGTTTGTTGTTGCCATCAGACTTCGACCACTGTGGCGTATACATCCCAGCCGGCTGCTGTTCTGCGCTGTGCCACCTGCCAACCCTTACGATGGCCGGCCTGCCGCCAGCGCTGTGCATCATTCCGGTTGGTGACTGCAACGACCTTCCTCCAGACGCCAGGTTGACTACGTAGCACTGCGTCAACCTTGTCGTAGTGAGGGTTCTTGCGGCCACCAGTCGACGCAGGCGGCACTGCTACCGGATACTCATCTTCACTCATTGAATTTGCTCCTTATAGTTTTGACTAGCGCCCACTCGAAATCTGTTTCATCGCAGCCTGTGGGCATGGCCTCGATAGTTTCAGCGAGCTCAGTGACAAGCTCAGGGTCTGACTGGTTGATGGATTCCAGCCTCGTCACAGCCAGCAGTTTCGCAGCAGTGAAGTAGTCCGAATCCGTGACTTCGATATTTAGGGCAGCGATCTGCCTTGCCAGGCTTTCGTAGTCGCCTTGCATGACAGCGAACAGGCAGGCGACCTCATGCTCTGGGCACATCACAGTGAGAGCTATCCCATCAAGGAGGGAGCAGGCCCGCACGTGACCCTCGGCCTCGCACAAGGTGCAGCGCATCACGGCTTTTCTCTCACTCTTGATAGGGAGATGGTGTAACCGTCACGATGCTCCTGGCACCACTCATCAGGATCGTAGCCACGTTCACGTAGAGCTCCGAGTCGCCATCCCAGCGAACCGGTGATCGGTAGGCAGGCCCTGATCTCCTGCAGAATCCGGTCAGCGGCCTCGATCGGTGAGTTCGGAATCTCTCCTGTTTCCGGATTGACGACAGCAGCAGCGACAATCTTGCGGAGCAGCTCGTCGCTATCCCAGTTCTTGCGGGTGATCTTGGCTCGGCGCTCCACTGTGCCGACGCCTTCTACCGTGACCCTTCTATCAGGCATCGTGTCAGCGATAAAACGCTTGGCGTCATGCTCAATGACCCTCAGGTCACCGATCACCTGCTGTAGCGGCTCGAGTCCTCGCACGAGGGACTCATAGTCGCCTTGCTCTGCTAGGAGGCGGACGCTGTCACCCATCCTGGCGATTGCCTCTCGCAGCGCAACGACTGGTTCCTGTCGGCCAGGAAGGGCATCAGCCTGAACGAGCTCTGTGGTCGTCACGTTGGCCTGCTCACCGGTTGGCTCGGCTGGTTCCCTCATGGCTGCATCACGATCGCTTCAGCAGCGGCTCGGGCTGCCTCAAGGCTCCCGAACTCTCCGCTGGTCACCGGTCGGGAACCCTCACCGATGTTGTGATGGTAAAGCCAGATGATGTCTGGGCCACCATACGCATGGTATGAGGTCCTGATTCCGAAGATGGTGAGGGAGCCATCGGCTGACTCGTAGCGACGCTCAGCCACCTGCCTCCATTCGACTGTTGACCCTTGCACTGTCATTGCCTTTCCTCCTTGTGTGGTTGTGATTGCTGTGGGCCGTTGGGTATCAGGCCAGCGAACCAGATCGTGCGCTGGTGCTGACGATGCTCGCAAACTCGGCCTGAATGCCGAGATCGCTGGCTGCTGCGCTCATCTGCGCCAAGCCCTTCGCAGCCTTGACCTTCATGCTGCCATCGCTGTTGAAAAACGTCGCAGCGTAATCTGCTGACTTGCTCAGGACGTAGTTGATCTGCTCAGTAAGCACGTTGGTTCCCTTCAGGAGAGCTCGCCGGCAAAGTGGTCGACCATGCCGATGAGGTAGGAGTAGCGATCATTGTCGTTGGCTGCGAGTGCCTCTTGGGCTGCATCCTTCATTTGGTCGTGGCGCTGTGTGGCGACCTCTCGGGTCGTCTTTGAGATGCGCCACCAGTTCGCAGCAGCTCGTTGGCCACGCTCGTATTCGCTTGCGTTAGTCTCAGCCATCAGAGCGCTCCTGACTTCATGCCAGCAGCGATGCCTGCCCACTCGTCACGAATCGGCAGGGCCTTGCACGCTTCCTCGACAGCAGCGAAGGTTGTGTATCCCCAGCCAACCATGCTGTTTCCGAAGGTGCCATCAGCGCACTTGAACACGATGGCGCTGTCGAAGCTGCCCCAGCGAATCTCGTGGGCAGTGACACGCTCTGACGTTGGGATTTCTGTGATGCTCATTGCTTGCTCCTTGTTGTCGTGGTTCCTTGCCATGCAAGCATTATTACACACTAGAAACGTGGCGTCAACTATTAGGGCAAGAAACTTTCGGGGGCGCTCTAAAGCCGGAAACGCAGCTGCCCGCCACCGGAAGGCTCGGCAGCGGGCAGCTCACGCAACAAGGAGGCTCCAGAGGAGCGATCACATCATAGCAGACCGCTCTCTCGGTCCTCAGCAACAAGGGACGGGTTCCCAGGCTCGGCAAACGGGATGGATGCCAGGCTCGTCAACATCGAGAGGACGAAGCCAGCGGCAGCCGCACCAGTTATGGCCTTCCAATCCATGCTCCACGCCGAAACCATGTCGCCACCAGCGCCAACAAGCACGAACTGTGCTGCTGTCTTGAGGGCACGCTCGAGCGCCTGCGTCCAGAAACTTGTAGTAAACATTGCCGCTCCTAAGTTGACTGGTGGCTTGACAGAGCTGTCTTGATTAGTTGCTCGAGCCGCTCAACGTTGCGGCCCTCCTCTGCCATGTGAACTCTGAGATCAGTCATGGCTGAATGCAAATCCTTGCCTTGCTGCTTCACCTCAGAACGCATCTCCTCAACAGACTTATCGAGCCGGTCTGTATGTGCCTCAACACGCCGACCGGCTTCCTCGACCCTACCCATTCTGCGGAATAGCGCCAAGACTCCCCCTAACGCTGCGGTGAAGATCGCCCCGTAGGTAACAACGATGATTGACTCCCACGGGAACTGTTGCACAGGAACAACCTCACTTGCCTCGCGCTCGCGACAGCTCATACAGCGATGACAGGTAGTTTGCCAATCCAGCGACGGCAGCTGGGTCGTTGCCTGGGACTGTCACGAACTTGGCTCCCATGAACAGGGCCGAGTCAACCTCGCCCTGCGTGCGAAGCGGGTAGCGCAGATTGCCTGACACGTGCCACATGCCGCCATCTCTTGGGTCCCGCACAACTAGCGTTCGCATCTCGTCCTCCGGATCAGGTTCTGGCTGCCAGCCAGCAGCCTCAATTATGGCACCTCGAAGCACAGACTCGAGCTGCTGACGGTCAGGTCGTCTAGTCCAAGCATCTGACCGGTCGACTGGTTGGGCCTCGCCGTGTGTTGTGAGGCCAGGTCTGACTTTCGTCTCAGCAGCTGGTAGATAGCGTGCCGCTGCGACCGGATCGAATCCGGCTTCTCGCCACCAGCGAACCAGTGTGCCGGCGAGAAGCGCAGTCGCTTTCTTGAACCATTGGGAATCTGGATTGAGATCCACAGTTCGGCAGGCATACGAAACCCCGACTGTCGTGCTGTTGTAACCGCTGGCCGCACAATGGAAAGCAGTGTAAGTGGCCGGGACCATCTCTATGACTGAGTCTGAGTCCACGAGAATGTGATAGCAACCTGCCTCGAGCCGGCGAGAGATGTACGCTGCCACGTTCTCAGCGCCAGTGTCAGGACCTACCGAGTCCATGACGCTCTCTGCTGTGTGAATCAGAACACCGCCAGTCCAGCCCTTGACACGGTTCGGATAGAACTGCTGCGTCGCTGGTGGGTTGTCGAGGAGGTAGTAGCCCATACCCTGCCATTTTATCAGTCGGCAGGTTGTTGTCGGACTGCTTCACAAGACGGTCAGAGCGTCAACTGGTCCTGCGTCTGTGATAGTGAACTGCCCGGTGCCTTCTAGTGTGAACGTGTCTGCTCCACCAGTCGAAATGCCTACGTTGCATGTAATGGTCTCAATAGCCGACTCGTAGTAGGGCACGACCCACGAGTACGACAACATGACCTGAGCGATGTTTTGCTCCAAATCAACAATCCCCGTTACGCCTGCGGGCAAGAAATCACTGCGCATGCCGAACATCGCCGGATACAAGGTCCAAAGTGGGTAAACCAACGACGCAGACTTGTAGATCCAAATGTTCCAACCGAACCGGTACATGCGGCCCGCCCTGCCAGCAAACTCAATGTCAGGAAACGACAAAGAGCCGGTGCAGGTTCCATCGCAGGTGAACTCCTCGTCAAACACGTCCTCAGACAGACCGACAACCATGCCGGCCTCCTGCACCCGACCGATCAGCCCTACCGCATAGACGCCTCGTGGCGGGTCAAACATGACCATTACCCGGTCGCCCGGTGCCACGTCAGCAAACAGGCTTGTGGCCTGAATCGTCGTGTCCTCAGGGTCCCCATCCATCGCAACATCCAGCCGGCCTGCCCCGTAGACGGCTCCGACAGTGCCAGGGAGAAGGCCAGCTGTTGGAGCAGAGCGTTCATCAACTGCCTGAATCAAGGTCCGAACATCGTCGAGGTTCACGCCAGCTCCAATCTTGACGAAACACTGTGTCTCATCTCACGTCCGATCACGAGAGGCAACGTCCAGCCAGTCTGGAAGTAGCGCTTGCCGTTCACTTCGACAACCCCGTAGCAATCATGATCGGGGTTTGGTGCGCCTGAAAAGTCAATACTGCGAAACGATTGGCGGGATAGCTCGGCACGCACGCCAGCGATGCGTTGCGCCTGCGCTATCGAGTCGATGCCCTGCTCGCGGTACACCTCCACAATCCTGCGTCCGCCACGGTTGGGCACGCTATTTGGTGCGTCTGGCGCGATCTCTTGCTGAACGACGATCGGGCCACCAGTGCCGCCGCCACCGATTACGAGCCAAACGTTTGGAGCCGTAAACAGGTCGCTGTCCTCAATACGGGACTCGCTGATGATGGACGGTCCAGAATAGCTCGCAACAGGCTCAATCTCGCCAGACGGGTAACTCTTGAGGACGAGGAAACCGTCACGGTCAAAATGCGGTGGGAGGAGCCCAGCAAGATCAGCGAAACCTCGTAGCGCATCAATGAACTTCGTGCCGACCGGATAGGCGACTGGCTCACCGATCAGATCACCGACAGGATCGATTCTGCGTCGGGTGACGCCAGCAGCATCGCAGACGCGGGCCAAGACTTGGTCTAGCTGCTCGCCGGCCCGCCCTGACAGATTGTACGGGGAGGCTGACCCGAGAAGGATCCCTGCGTCAGCCAGGTAAGGCTCGGGAGGTGTTTTGACCGAGCCGGCGATAAAGCGCTCTGGAAGCCCAGCGACTGTGAACATTCCGAGACGCGTTGCTACACCTTCACTCGTTCTGAACACAGGGACGAGCCAATCGGTGAGAGGGTTTATCTCTGACCAGTCAGCAGGATCGAATGACGCTCCACGGCAGACACGCTGGATGGTTGCCCGCCCATCCCAGGTGATGCTTCCACCAGTTGAGCCTGCTGCACCGATCGTGACGCCAGCAGCGTCTGTGACCTGCCACTCAATCGCGTATGCCAGCATCGTCAACTACCGGGATAAGGCCCAGGAGGCAACGGGGGCACAGGTGGCTCAGGGTCGACCGTCAGCAGATCGTAGACAAACTGTGAAACGAGTACCGTCGCGTCATCAGGGGAGGCTACTAGCGTCACGACCTCTGGCTGGCGGGTAATCTCCCGCACCTGCGCACGATACGAGTGCCTGCCTCCAGGTTCCTGTTCGACGCCGGTCGGAGTCTCAACTGACGCAAACCAACGGTTGCCTCGATTGTCAAGAACTGCCAAATACGGGAGTCGGAGAGGGTCTCGTAGTCCAAGTTGATCCTGCGTCGCAGCAGGCAGACGTTTGTTGCCGGCAAATGTTGATAGGTTCCCAAAGCGCAGCCGGCCACGCGTCCCGAAATCTGCGATGTCAGGCAGATTGTTACGTGCCCCATCAGCGCCAACCAGCAGTTGAACCTCAAACTCATCAAGCCGGTCACTGAGACCGCGAACCGGAAGCGCCCCGTCACGGTCCTCGAACTCGTAGTAGGTGACACGCTCGAGCATCTGATAGCTACGCTCGCCAACATCCATCAGCCAGATGTTGCGCAGCGGAAACACGTTGGAGGCAAACAAGTACCCGCAGTAATCATCAACTGGTGGGGCGACCTCGTCTGTCTGGGACCAGTCCGAAGCGAACCCTGTGGTGGACACGATGCGAACCCGATACTCATTGCCTGAGCCGGCCGTTGAGCCACGAATCGCTTCGACGTCATACGCTGTGTATGTCTCCTCTGAGCCATCAACCTCGGCGTGGAAGATGGTCTGCCAGCCAGAGTCCACGTAGAAACCTGCGTCGGCCACATATGACCGTCTCTGAATCTCGTAGTACGCGACCTCTGAGCATTCGGCCTCCTCTGTGACACCATCCCACTGCAAGGCGATGAGTGGCAGGTTGAGGTTCAAGGGGTCCGAATCGTTGAAGCCGTAGTAGGTCGCGGTCAATCCGGTCGGGGTTTCTGGCGCAACACCGACTGCGATTGAGGTTGTTCCGTCGTTGCGGAAGTCGGCTGGATCGCCACCGTATGCGATCAGTTCAGTCGTCACGCCAGTTGCTGCGAACCCGATGGTGAACGCTGGGAACAAGCCTCCACTGCTGGCCCCAGGCTCATTGGTCCCGTCAGTGAATGATAGAACCTGCCAGCCGGTGCCATCACCAGACGCAAACAGAAACGCCACGTATAGGTCTGGTGTTGACCATGTGCCAGTAGTCGTCAAAGGCAGGTCGAACAGCTGCCACGCGCCGGCTGCCTGAAGCATCATCGGGGTCACAACTGTGGAGGTTGCGATGGTGTTGCCGAGTACGTCAATGACATACACGCACAGATTGTTCTCTGGCAGGCCGTCCCCTTCGGCTCGAGCGTAGAAACGCACTCGGTCCGGTTCGGTGTCAATGTCAAGGACTTGTAGCAGAATCGGTTGTCCAGGCTCTCGCACCAATCCGAAGCCGTAGAAGTCCTGCAACGCTGCATAGGGCTGTCCGTCAACTGACAGATCGTTGTCATCACGCTGAAGCAGAACGGCTGGAGCGTAGCCAGTGCCTGAGCCTTCCGAGCGAGGGATGCCCTCAATGAACGCTGGTTGGACCTCTGTGACGTTGTTGGCGTTTCCTGTGCCAAACCCTAAGGCGCGCACCGACAGGCCCTCTGAGGACAACGTAGGACGCCAGTCGACTGCCTGCTGCTCATCTAGTCGGGCATTGAACAGGAACAGGTCACCGCTGGTCTTGCCCCATGGCCCACCGCTGATGGCCTCAACCGACCATTGGTTCCAGCCGAACAGCTGCTGCGAGTCAACACGGCGTGCTACAGCCGAACGAGTCTCCTCGCAGTGCGTCACTACCGCCTCAACACGGTAGATAGCGCCACCGACAGCATCGATCACTTCAGGGTCATCCGGTCGTGACATCAGCCAGAGAATCTCGTTTGTCGAGTCGAAATCCTCAAGATCTGTTTCAGTCCACGGCAGGCCAGTCACAGGGTTGTTGTACCAGGTGTAGGAGATCGTTTGCGGCTGGGATGGCATCAACTGAGCCTGACCCCAGACTGTCGCACCGTTGACGTAGATGGCCGGCCGGATCCGAACCGGCTGATCGAACTCGGAGCCACGAGCTCTCGGGTCAATGATTCGTTGCGCCACACACGAAACTGTCAGCCCCAAGATTCTGCGCCCACTCAGGCCAGTCTCTAGACCATCAGCGACAAACGACCATTGGCTGAAGGGACTCAGAACGTCTGCGCTACCAATCGGGTAGAACTCCTTAGGCCACGGCACCAACCCAATGAACTCATCGTTCAGCACCGGCACAGGGTCAAAGAACGCCACGACTGTGCTAGTCCACCAGCCCTGGTAGATGCCTGCCGTAAATGGAGAGTCATCGATCAACTCGTACCAGTCGCGGCCAGCTGCTGTCATACGGGTCTGATTGACGCTATACGTCCCGTTGCCGAGCGAGCCAGGAGGCAACGTGCCATAGATCGCACCAGTCGGGCGGATGAACCGGCTCGAGTCACCATCACCGCTCATCAGATAGGTATCTGTCTCAACGACGACCGGCTCCAGGTCGGCAGCGTCATAAATGTCTACCGTGTCATAGGCGTTCGGCACCTCCTTGCCGGAGTAAAGCCACAGCCGGTCGATGTCCTCAGCAACAGTTGAGTCCACGGTCCATGAGTACGAGGCTCCACCTGTTCCAGCCACGGGCCGATCTACTTGACGGGTCGGCAGCCACTCCATCCCATAGACGCAGCCGGCCGCGCGATTCGGATTCCAACTCATGCGACCATCGCCTCCAGTCTCATCCGGCGACGCAACTGGTCAGCGACGGCCTCGCCGGCTGCTTCACCGATTCGCGCCCCGTCCTCAGCGGTCATGCCAGCAGCGACTGTGATGGGCACAGTGATAGCGATGTTGCCTGCTGCGGTAGTAGCCCCAGCTGCGCCGGTAAGACTCAGACCTAGCGCACTACTACCCAGCCTCCCGATTGCTGTGTCGACAAGACCGGTGTTGCCTTCGATGCCTATGGCCAAACCGCGCGCCAACTCGTAACCTGTTCTCATCATCTCTGTGGACGGCGACTTCACTCCAAGAATCTCGTTGATCTTGTCTTTGACCCTTTGAGCGTAGATTGCTGCCTGCCATACAGCCTGCGCCTGCTCCTTAGAAAGCCCAGCGCCCAAGCCTTTGTCAAGATTGTCAGCGATCGCCCGACCCTCAGTCTCGTTTACAACGTCCTGAACGCTCTTGGTGACTGCCGTGCCGAAGTCGCCAAAGGCTGTCATGCCGGCGAGTTTCTTAGTCTCAGCGTTGCGGATGACAGCATCCAGCTCCTGAGCTGCTGGAACGCCAAGTTGCAGGTTGGCTCTGAACACACCAACAATGGCGTCGGCCTCGGCACCAGTGATTCCCCGCAACCGGAGGAACTCTCTGACTGCCAACTCGTTTAGAGCCACTCGAGCCTGCTGCTCGGCTGCGTAAACCTGGGCTAGATGATTCTCAAGATCCTGCAGCTGTGTCCCGTACATGCCGACCAGCATCGCTGACCGCTCCGGTCCTAGCTGCGCCAGCAAGGCGGTGACGTTACCGAATCCGTCCGACTGTGTCTGATACATCGTGATGACCCACTGCTGAGTCAACGCGATTTGCTCGTCCAGATTGGCTTTCAACTGATCAGGCGTAGTTTCATCTGTAATGTCTTGGAACAGGCTCAGGACTGTGGGAAGATTCGACGCACCAGCCTCAGCCAACACAGTCATGCTTTGCGCGGCGATCGCAGCTTCGCGACCGAAACCAGCAACAGTGGACACTGCCTCGCCAATGATCTGACCAGCACTGCTGAAAGCAACATTTACGGCATCACCAAAGTCATTGAAGGAGACAGTCGTATCAGAAACTGTTTCCTGAACGTCTTCGCCACCTCCACGAACGTCCTCACCGAACTCGAGCCATGACTGGCCATCAGGTGCTTCTAGTGCAAGGAACTTTGAGATCGGATCAAGGTTGTCGTTGACCCAATCACCAAGATTGCGAGCCTCGCTCAAGAATGCGCTGATATACGGCACAGACTGTGCAACGACATTCGCCAAACCCTCGAACGCTTCGGCCAAATCCACTAAGGCCTCGGTGATCGGTTCGACAACTGGTTCGCCCAAGACCTCCAGAGCGTCACCGAACTTCTCGCTTGCGCGGTCCGATGCGACTTGCACATTGCTCATGCCGTCTGCGACGCTTTGAGCATTCGGGGCGACCTGCTCTAACGCCAGCGACAGGCCTGCAGCAGACTTCTCAGCGCCAGTCAACTCATCAGCAGCAGCCTTGCCTGTCATTTCCAGGGCGCGGACTTCAATCGCTGCGGTGTTGATGTCAATGCCGTATTGCTGAAGGCGTGGACCGCCACGGCCAAGACTCCGAGAAAGTGTCCTGATGATCTCGTCCATTGTGCCGAGTTGCGGATTGTTGATGCGAACCTGAGCAGCCAACGCAGCGATGTTTTGCGTGTTCTTTACGATCTCATCGTCTGCTAGACCGGCAGCCTGCTGGAACTGCGTGTATCGCAACGTCGCGATCAGCACCGCCTCATCGGACGAGCCGGTGTCCTGAGCCAACTGGCGCAGACTCTGACTGAACCCGGTGCTACCGGACTCTAGGTCCTCAATGCGGGAACCCAATGCCCCAAGCGTGTTCTCCCAGGTTTGGGTGACAGCGACAGATTCGAACGCAGCGTCATACAGAAACTTGACGCCAACCGCAGCGCCAGCTGCCCCAGCAGCGACAGCAGCCGCACCAGTTGTTAGGCCAGCCAATCCTGCTTTCGCAGTGCCTAACTTCGCTCCTAAGAAGCCAGCAGCACCGCCCATGCCCTCAACAGACTCAGTCGCGGTGTCAGCACTCTTACCTGTTTCCTCAACCTGCTGATTGAACTCATCCACTGCTGTTGAGTCAACAGAAACAGAAAGTTCAACCTCGGTGTCAATCGCAGCTGCAGCCTCGTCACCGGCCTCTGTAATGGCTGAGGCGTCAGCGTCAACTGTGACCTCAACAGGGCGATCCTCTGCCGTCGCCTCAGCAAGAGCTTCTGAAACTTCCTCGGTGACGCCTGTCGCATCAACCTCTGGCTGAATGATTGGTAGACCAGCGAGAGCTGCCTGCATGGAGTCGGACAGCACTTCGCCAAACGCCTGCGCGACGTTGGTCAGCCGGCTCCCGAGCTCCTCAATGGAAGCCAGCGCCGGACTGATATCCAACTCAAGAGTTTCCCTAACTGACACGCAAACGCTCCTGCAACATGCCGACCTGACCGGTACTCATCACCGATGCTTCTGGCTGTGGGCGGCCCTCACGATGGGCTAAAACCCTTTCTGCCACAAGATCACGGCTCTTAGATTGTACGTCAGCAGGGTTGTCAGCCGGACGGTTCATCGCCAGCCAAGCCTCAGTTTCCTCGGTCGCTGAACCTAAGGCAGCGCCGATCTCCCAAGCCTCCATCTCGTTCACAGCAGCTGGTGACCAGCCGAACGTGTTGGCGCAGCGCCGATAAAGGACTGCGAACCACTCGAGCGAGGAGCCAGCCAATGCTGTCGGGGGAGCCTGGGAGTCTGACGGACCGGCTCCGGTCAACCGCCAGACTGGTAAGGGACCTCTCGCCAATGGCTGATGGTCGTACCGAGGAGTTCGCCGGCAAGGAGCCAGACAGGCAGCTCGTCTAGATCCTGCGAAAGTGTCCCATCGGAAAGGGTCGCGACAACGTTACGCCACCAGTCTGCGACGTCCTCAGCGCCAGCCATGAACGAACGATCGGCCTCTGTAGGGTTCTTACCGAGCGACTCGATGGCCTCGACGAACGTCCGCAACTCACCGATCTTTGGCCGGCGAAGCACATTCGACGTTCCGTCAATCACCAGTTTGACTCGGCCATCGGATAGCAGCTCTACGCCATCTTTGCTCTTGCTCATCGCCATCCCCTCAGAACGGATCTTCTTCGGACATGCTACGCGTATTGCTCGGGGAGCGTGGGCTATCGCCCTTCGCTGCCCACAGAACCGATTTGGCGACGTCATCAGCGATGACCTCAACCTTGCTGCGCTTGTTGCCGTCCTGCTCCCAGCGTGACTGCTTCAGCCGGCCAGTCACAATGACTCGGTCACCTTTGGCGACAGTCTCAGCCACGGACTCGCCCAACAAGCGAAAGCAAGTGACGTCATAGTAGGACGGCTCACCCTCCTGCCAATCTCCACCTGGTCCCCTCTGGCGCTCTGAGACAGCAACGCTGAAGGAGCCGACAGAAAGGCCCGACGACGTGTACCTCAGTTCAGCGTCGCGAGTCACGTTACCAATGATGGTTACTACAGCACTCATAGTTCCTCCTTGATCTCGCATTGATGCGGCAGGCTCAGCATAGCAGTGCCTTGTGACAGCAGTGGTGAGGGTAGACGCGAAGGGACCGCCGGCCCACGACAAACCGGCGGTCCCATCTGAGGCTGGAGCAGATACAGCCTCAGATCATGAGCTTTCCTTGCTGTCCATCGGCACCATCTTGGCCTCAACGTTGACCAAAGTGTCCACGCCATTGACCTGACGGAGAACCTGCATCCAGATGGAGTCATCTTCGCCGTGCCAGCAGAAATATGGGTCAACCTCGTCCACGCCGATCAGGCAAGGTGCCAGCGCCTCCAAGAACCGGTCCTCACAACCAGTTTTGCTGCTGTAACCCACGAAGTGCAGGTCACCGTCAACCATTGCCATCTCAAACCCGACCTCCTCCAGAATTCTCTGCGCCGTGGAGTAGAGCTCTGGATAGTTCCACGGCATCCATGAGAACCAGACATTCGGATGCGGCCAGTTGACAGGCTCCTCGCCTGCTGGGGTTCCCCCGAAAGCGTAACCTCCGGCACCTCCACGCTTCAGGTCGTTGCGATTGTTCAGATCGCACAGGATCTGATACGCCTCATCGAGTTTGTCGGCTGGGATACATGCGTTCACCCACATCAAATCTACGTGATAGCCCACTGTGCTTTCTCCTTCTTTGGTTGTTGGTTGCTACTGAATGCGTTCGATGAACAGATGCCCTGGGCCATTTCCCTCCTCGTCCTGACTGACAGCCACCTCAAGGATCATGCCATCACCAGTGCGAAGGTGAAGAACTGTCCAGAGCTCATCAGGCCACTCATCGTCTAGAGGAACGACTGTGCACTTGACGACTGTCGCGCCCATCAGAACGCCAACGTGATCGTTCATGGCCTGCGTGTATTGGTCTTGCTGGGTCAATGTCATGGTCTTTGCTCCTTCTACTGTTGGTGATTGGCTAACTCGCCAGGGTAAGGCAAGTCGATGTGGTCAGGGGTCATCAGGATCGCAGCGTCGATTCCGAGTGACGGAGCCACCATCTGGATGGCTCCACGCAAGGTCTGTCGCCGGCTAATCGCCACGTCCAGCCGAGACCCGGCTGACTGGATCTCTCCAAGCGAGTTGCACGAATCGTTGGAGTTGATCCGGTTGATTGCTGCGGTGGCTCGTTCTGCGACCCATTTAGCGTGGTCCATGATCTCGTTCTCGCAGTAAGCCAAGTCGCTGATCAGTCCGGCAATCGGCCACAGGTCGTCCTGCTTGGTGATCGGGCTGTTGAGGATCAGGTCGGTGATGGCTTCTGCTGCCCGTCGGTAGGTCATCTTGGTGGTCGTGTTCATGTTGACTGCTCCTTGTGTCGTGTCGGTTGTCTGTGTTGCGCTCAAGACTCGCTGCTCAGCCACTCAAGCGCCAACATCTGGCCGGCGCTGAAGTTGACCTGATCCTGATCGCCGTGACGCAGGCCGTCCTCAGCAACGGTGGCGTAGTAGGTCATCCAATCCTGCGGATCGTCGGCAAAGGCCGAGTCGGTGTTGGCCAGTCCGGCGATGTACCCGTATCCCTCGCAAAACATCTTGCTCAACCGGTTGGGGATGATGGTGCTGCTCACGATCTGCTCTCCTTGTGTCGTGTGGCCCTGTGCCATGCAGAGCATCGTAACACACGAGAAACGTGGCGTCAACTATTAGAGCAGAAAAGTTGCTCGGAGGCCCGATCGCCTCTAATCAAGCGCCAACGAAACCTGAAGCCGCCATCCGGCAAGGCCGCCCTGTGGGCCGAGGGGCACAGCAGGCCGCCACTCCACAGGGCCACAGCGCTCAACGAGCCAGGCAGAAAGCCCAGCTGTCAAACGATCACAATCATCAGCGACGATTGACGAGGCGGCAGACAGCTCAGTCGGCTGCGGTGGCTGCGTATCACCGGTCGGCCAACAGCGCCACACGTCAATGTTCACAGCCACGACCCGATTCGTGATTCCAGCGTCACGCAACCCGATCTGCCTGACCTCCACCTGGGAGAACCAGACGACGAGCACACCGTCACACTCCTCGATTGGTGGTTGCCCGTGCGATACATAGCGTCGTTGCGGCAGGCGTCGACCAGTCACCGGCTGAGCAAGTAACGCTTCGCACTCGGCTAGCACCGAGCTGCCAAGATCATACAGATCCATCAGTACGTCACCCCTCGGACCGCCAAATCCACCTCAATGGACCAGTTCTCGTTCGTGACTGTCTTATCCCACCAGCCCAGCGACCGGCTGTTCACGTTGCCAGGGTGATTGACTTCCATGTAGCGATACTCACCAGGACCGTTTGGTCCGTCCTCCCACCAGAACCTGAGAGCGTAGCCTTTGCCTCGTGGCCGAATCACGTGCGGTGGCATCAGGTCATTGGAGAACGTGGCCTGCGGAGCGGTATACCCGATGGTCGCAGCAAACGAGTCGAACAACGGGAAGGTGGCCTGCCGGAAGAAAGTGTCGATCAGCCTGTCGCCAGTCCTCGGTCGCCCAAGTGGGTCCGGCTCACCGACTGGTACAACCTCCTGCAAGCGTTTCTCCATGCCGACTAGAGCGTCATCAAACAGTCTCCTGCCGTAGTCTCGAAGCCTTTCAGTGACCTCGGAAACGTCAGCCATAATGAACCCTTCTAGGCACGTCAGGAGACGCGATGCGGGCACGCCGACGGCGACGAGATGGGTTCACCGCCTTCACCCAGGTATCTACCATCGGCAACCCAACCATCCCATCAGCGATGAGATCAAGCGGGTCAAACAGCACCTGAGAAACACCCTGTCTGGTGATGCTCGTCGTCCGAGCCGGCAACTTGCACTCCATCCCGCACATGCCTCGAGCCAGCTCACACGCATAATACGCAGCGACTGTGACACCCTCAGGTGGTGGCTCAACACCATAGTCGAACGTCACAGACCACGTGTCAGGCTCACCAGTCGCACGCCACCAGTCCTGACGGCAAGGCCAATAGGCACCATCCTGCCGGACCAGCCATCGGGCCTCCTCCACTCTGTAAGCAGACGGGTCTAACGGTGTGCCAGCGAACTCAACCTGGGTGACCGAAACGATCGGGTAGAAGCCGAGTGTGATGGCCCGCCGACTGGCATGATCGTCAGGATCGTCCCACTCATACCATCCCCAAGACTCATGCCAACCGGTAGGGACCGAAGTAAAGACACGGTCCACAGTGACTCGCGGGTCGGGTGGAGGCGGGTCAGTTCGTGGCCTTGCAGCCGGACGGACAGTCTGCTCAGCAATCCCAGGATACTTGCGTCCCGAGAGCTCATACAGGACGGCAGACGCCAGCTGCCCTGCTGCGTCAGCAATCTCAGGTGATATGGCGTCGACTGCTACACACGCAGAGCAGAGCGAATCGTCACCAATGATGTCGTCAGCGGTGACCCACGGAGCCAAGAGGCTCACGGCACGATCCGATCAGGAGCCGACTTCGATGTAACCGCACTGCGCGGCTGGCATCTCGTCGTCAAGGAACCAACCCATGCTCGTAGTGATACCACCAGCGGACTGCACAGCAGCCGGGAAGTCAAAGTACGGGCCAGACGCTGGCATATCGTCGTTCTCCTGAGCGTACCCGGTGACTGGGATGCGGAGGATGTCGTTCTGCAGCGTCATGTTGCCGATCTGGAAACGCACGAACGGGAAGAACCAGCGCCAGTACAGCACGTCTGACGCAGAACCGCCGATGAGCGAAGCGTTCGCCTGCTGGTTGCTGTTCCAGGCTTTGGTCCACATCTCGAGCGCCACACCGTAGGGGCACGGGTCAGTCGAAGAGGCGAGCGCCCCACCGATAGTTACGTCCTCACCGGCGTCGTAGAACGTGTCGCTGTTGGTCAGAAGGCCAACCAGCTCAGAGTCCAACTGGCTGAACTCAATATCCACATTGACACGCTTCGGCTTGTCGCAGTCCTTGTACTGCTGGGCGATATCGCCGCAACCGTTCTTGAGTTCGAAGTCGTCACCGGAGGACAGCTCCACAGACAGGTCAGCCTGAATGATGGCGTCACTCACGTAGCCGTTGCCAGCGCCATAATCAGGGACGCCACCAGCGGTGAGTTTCGCCACACGGATGCGGCAAACCTGCAATGAACCAAGACAAACAGTCATCTGACTACCTCAACTTCCTAGAGGACATTCTACAGCACAAAGGTCAATCTCGATAGCGACGTGAGCGCACACAGACCAGTACGCAGCCACGATCCGCTCAGCACGCCACTCGATCAGGTTGACGTCACGATCCATCGCTGCTGCGTAATCGCCAGGGTCGGGTAGGACACGAACCTGCCCGTCACGACGAACCTGAACAAGATCAGTTGCGAAAGCCCAAGCGGTCGTATCTGTCCGAGCCTCGCCATTCGGGCCAGTACCAGGGTAACCAGCGTCAGCGACCACGATGTTGTCGTAGGCGTCCAGCAGGATGGCTCCCTCGCGTCGGATAGCGCCAGCCTCGTACCACGAAGTCACGACATCACGCGTGGCGTGAATCATGCCCCTCGTCGGGATGCGGTCGGCCAGCTCCCGCTGCAACTGGTGCAGACCAGGAGAAGTCGGCCAAAGGTTGCCGATCACGTCAGCGTTGCCATCACCAAAATACGGATTCGGGTAACCCTCAGCAGCTGCGATTTCGCCGGCCCAAAGCTCGCGCGCGATCAGCGCAGACTCGGCTGCGAGGAACACGCGCGTCGCCCGATCAACAAAGTCCCGGCTCCTAAAAGTCGCTGAGGAGCACGAGTCGCCATAGAAAGCGACGAACGGCTCAACCTCAATGACCCGATGTTCAGAGTCGAAAGCCTTGCTGACGTTCTCAGGGTCAGTTGAGGCATCAGCGCAAAGAACCGTGTTGCCACCGTTGTAGCCGCAACCGTACGGCTCAAAAGTAAGGCCAGCCGTCCACCGCGTGCCATCAACGACCTCCTCCGCAGAGGAGAGCAGTGAGACACGCGGTGGCTGAACGAGCGGTGGGTCAACTGGCGTGTAAGACAGGTCAGGCATCAGCCCAGCCTTTCTCTGTTGTCAGCCGACTCAGGAGCCGCACGCAACGGCATCTTCGATGGCAGCTGCCGAGGTTCCATCGGGGCACACGGTGGAGGTGATCCACAGGGACTCGATGCCTCGGTGAGCGACACCTTCGAAGGTTTCCACGAACGTTTCGTAGTCGTTGGTGCTGTTGAGGGTTGCGTCCCGCACGATCCCGAGATCAAGGGTCCCGCCGTCAAGGAACAAGTGATGCCCCTCGTCGTACAGGCCCCATTGCACGGTGCCAGGGAAGGCCGTCAGAGCGCCAGCGCCCTGAGCACCGAAAATCTGCGAGGTGCCAGTCGTCGGCGTGTCGTCGTAGAACGTCACGTTCACACCGGCCACAGCCAGTCCGCTCCGGAACACAGCCTCACCATCAGACACGAACCGGCTGTCGCTGGCAAGCGAACGGACCAGATCGACGTCACCAAGCGTGGTGATCCACCGAGGAACCAGCGCACGAAGCACCACGTTCGGCGCACGGTGACGGCTGCGGTACGCAGCAGCAGCACGCTTGATCGCTTCGATAAGGTCACGAGATGCCCCGAAAGACTGACCGACTGTGACAGCAGTGCTGGCACCCTTGATGCTGTCAAGGAGGACAGTTTCTGCGGCCCGAGCGTGCGCTGCGAAGGCGAGCTCGTTGAAGTTGGCGACGTTCTCAGGGAAGGCTCGAGCGCCCATGTTGCCGAAGCGGAGACGCTTCACAATGGCGGAGGTGAGGTACTCGCTGAAAGTCGGGCAGTCAATGGTCTGCACACCCTTGACCGCACCATCAGGGTCCTCGTCGGTGTCGTTGTCCCACACCGTGATGGCCGCATCAGCGTCGCTCGCGTTGTAGGTGATATCGATATCAGCGAGGGTCCGAGGCTGGGCCACACGAAGACCGCCACGAGTTGCCTGGAACGCTGGCAGCGAATCGCGGACGGGCCGACCAGCCTCAGAGATCTGAGCCAAGCCGTAATCCACATCGGTGGGAGCGCACCAGCCGCCAGAGGCGACAATGCTTTCGGTCCACGACGCCGGATCCTGAGCGGCAGCAACGACTGCCTCGATCCGACCCTCAACAGTGGAGCCATCCATCTCAGGCAGGACTCGGTCCTCGGGGTAATCCGCCACGATGCGGGCACCGCGAACCTTGTTGCCGTAGACGCCAGCTGCGCCACTGTTCCACAGGTTTGCCATTTCACGAGCAAGGTCGCCCATGCCGGAGATTTCGCCATGCTGACCGACGATCCGGTACGACTTCGCAGGAGCCTGAGGACGCGGGTTCGCCTTGACCGGCGCAGCCTTTGCGATGCTGGCAAGAGGCGGAGCAGCAGCAGCCACAGGAGCCGCAGCCTCCTCAATGATTGCCTCAGCCTCAGCGACGACCTCGGCCACAACATCAGTAGTTGCCTCAGCCTCATCGTCGGCCTCTACTGGCTCAGCTGCTTCACCGTCAGCCGGCTCAGCAACCTCAGCAGAAAGGCGAGCTTCCAACTCAGCGATGGTCATCGCTGCCTCGGCAGCAGCCTCGAGCCGCTGGTAGGCCACGACGCCAAGCAGATCAGCGATCTCAACGATGCGAGCGAGCAGCTCCACATCAGTCGGTTCGATGCCTTCGACCTCGCCGGCGCGAATCTGTTCGAACAGAGTCACCAGTTCGGTGCGGGCAGCGCCGATCTCGTCGTCGGTGAGGGTTCCAGCCTCAAGGGCTTCAGCAATCTCAGTAACACGGTCCACGGTTCAACTTCTCCAGATTGTGGTTGTCTGATATGACAGATCTCTAGTTGGCGACCGGCGAAGCGGGTCATCAAGATCCCTGGCTATGCGGGGGACCTAGCAACACTGCGTAAATGGTACATGGCATCACAGCCTGCTGCAAGCATCGTCTGATTGGTGCCCTGAAGGTCGCAGGAACGTGGGGCAGGTAGTCGGTGGGGAGTCGCCTCAAAGGTGGGCCAGGAAACGCTAAACGGTTCTAGGAGGGTTCTAAGACGGTTCTTTATTGACCCCTGCAATTTGCGGGGGAGGCTCCCTAGCAACTTGCGGGGGAGACTGGTGGGCAACTTGCCACCCTCCCTCGCAGTTTGCAGGGGAGGTGGTGCCTATCGCTGGGATCTGCCTGCTGGCAGCTGATGGGGAAGGTGGCGGCCGCATCGGGAGCACACACCGAGCATCAGTACCTTGTGCGTCACTGGCCAATCGCATCGTGGGCACGAACCAATCACAACTACAGAATCATTAGAAAGCAAGGCCATAGGACCGAACACTCTACCAGCCTCTGACTTCTGGCTTCATCAGTGAATCCACAGCAAACGTGGATCAGCAACCTGCTATCGTGCCAACGACTGGCTAAACCTGTCTCTTTCCAGGCTAAGGGTCTTTCTGCGCCGAGCGTCAAACCTGCGACTGTCAAGCAGGCAAGAAAACCTGCCAGTCACAGAACCCGTAGGTGATCCCAGCCGCTCTCACCAACCATAAATGTCAGCGTGCCAGTTGACGATCGGCCACCGCCGAGATTCTCCCACCAGACCGAACCGCCATCCATCGCAGGGCACTGGAAATGCACGCGTGGACCGTGATCTACGACTGATAGATGGTGATAGTGACCAGTCACCAGGTAATCGGCATCACCAATCAAACTCTGCTGAAACGCATGGTCCTTCCACCAGTTCTGCTGCTTCTGCTGCGGTGTCGAACCACGACCGGCAATGTGCCCGTGATGGAAACCGACCCGATACCCGGCCACCTCTAACAGAACCTCGAGCCGGTCATCGGGGACGTGAAACCGGACGTGATCGAATGCCTCGGGATTGCTAGAGAGCACCTCTGCCAAAACCTCGATTACGGCTACGTCATCGTTGTCCCCTGGCCCTGTAAAAGCCTTGCCGTCCTTCCGGTTCTCACCGTGATTGCCGGCTACGGCTGACACGACCATCGGTATACCGAGCCGTGATAGCTCCACAACCCAGTCACGGAGTAGCCGCCGAACGACGCGTACTTGTTGCCGCCTATCGAGCTCCACAGCAAACGTCTGTGTTGCGTAATGCCCATCGCAACCTTCAAGCAAGTCGCCCATGCCAACGAGATAGATGGCCTCGGGCCTCAGTTGCTTTGCTCGCGCCAGAACACGCTGACCAGACTCCACGACCCGCTGAACGGTTCCAGCTGTGCCATCACCATCAGCCTTTCCGATCTGCCAGTCTGACGGGCAGATGATAAGTGAACCGCTGCCGTCCTTCGCGATCGGTGCCTTCCAACGGCTCAATCCACGCAGCAACTCATCTACGTCGATCCGCTGGCCGGTGCGACGCGCCAGCCGCGCCTTGTACTGATAGTGCCAATCACCGTCGCCGCCCATCCAGCGGTTGACCAGCAGCGACCCATCAGCAATCTTCCAGGCATCAGGGTCCATCTGCCATCCGATCAGCAACGATGTCTCGTCAGGCTCCTGATCGAATACAGCAGATACAGCCTCGGCAGTCTCACCAGATTCGACAACGTGAGGCTCCCAGCCGCTCGGAAAACCGTGCTTGCGTCGCGCTGCAGCCTGCTGCGCCTGCCGACCCTCATTCGGCTCAAGGTAATCACTCAGATGTGGCATCGATGCCGTTCCGAACAAACCAGTGATCCAGCATGTTCACTGTCACATGCTTGTAATCATCGCCAAACTCAGGGTTGTGATGCAGCCAGCGGACCATGCCGGTTGGGCCATGACTCCCTGACTTTCGGGCAGAAACCAACTGGTCCCGAACCTCATCAGGCAACTCGTCAATCGCTGAACGCTTGCGCCTATGGTCCTCAAAGTCAGATAACCGCACGAGTACCCCTTAGGGTTGTCGGTCAGGAAAGCCGGGCAGCGAGCCTCGTCACAGCATCATCAGTCAAGCCCAGCACCGAGACTAATGCCTCGAGCCTCGCCAAGCGGTGATCAACGTCTGACTGGCCGCAACCGCAATCTCTGGATTCAATACCAGCAGCAACCAACGCAGTCTGAACACCAGACGCAGCCAACCCTGCCTGAACCCGCGGGACTGGGAAGCCAGGGACGTTTACCGCCAATGCGGCGACTAGCTCCAAGTTGCCGCCCAGATAACGCCAGTCACCGGAAAGCGAACCAGCGCGAAGCTCCCGCACCTGCTCAGGCTTCACTCCGGTCCGCAAAGCACCAGCGAACCAGATCCCGAAATCGTCCTCGCCAACAGTCACGTCAGCGACAGCACAGCCAGTGTGCTCGTAGTGCGCGATGGCCGCAGCCGCACTCGTCCCTGGCGCTGTCGACGCATGGCCCGTGCTCATAGTCAGACAGCCAACAGGCACGTCAACTGGTTCGGAAAGGTCGCTGATCGCACGGCAGTATCCTGTCAGGAAGTACGCATACGCGCTGCCTGAGCGTGGCGGTGTCAGGCAGACATCGGCTGGCCTACCCGTATGGCAAGTCTCCCAAAGAGCCATGTGTCCGAATACCTGTCCATCATCAGTAACAGTCATCGGGCAAGGTGCGTCAAACAATGGATCTGCGAACCAGGCAGCCGGCGGTGTATCTGGCACAGCAGCCGCGACCAGCGCCTCCTGCTCAAAACGGATCATTGGTAGATGCCAGCGGTGCGCTGAAGCGACCTCCACGACTCGAGCCGACTCAATCGCTTGGAACACAACGACTGACACTGCCCCAATCCGACCTTCTACAAGGTGCATGACGCCATCGTTGTCGTACTCAACGACCTCGTCACCAACCTCCATGCTGACGCCAGTCAAGAACCCGTCGCGAACCTCAGCAGCAACCTCACGACCAAGCTCCGTGTTCAGGTTTAGAGTGCCTCGAGCCACGATGATCGGCCCATCCTCGCCAACCATGCCGTCGAACGTGTCCAAAGTCAAACCGTCGAGTGACTCGACCCTGCCCAAAGCATCGAGCCGGCCCACACGCTGATTCGGATCGTGGTTGACTGTCAGGGACAATGGAGGCTCCCTCCACGAGAGCGCCCCAGCGTCAGCAATCCGACCGTCAGCAGTCTCCTCATCCTCAGTCGCAACAACAATCAGCACACGCTCAGGAACCCAGCCGTCAAGCAGCATGTCGTCCTCGTCGTCAACGATCTCGTCGTCGTCGCCGCCCATCAAAGGCTCGTCAGGCAGCAACTCCTCATCTGCTGCAGCCTGCAACTCGTTTGTCTTGTCAGCCACCGGTCCACGCTCCCGTTCAATCTTTTCAGCCATGCGCTCCGCCCATCGCTGCGCACGTTCACTCTCACCTTTAGAAACTCCGCCTCCCCATAATAGGTGAGCGACCTGCCCAGGCGAAGGGTAATCGCCGTCACCACGGTTCGGGGCATTATCAAGATCCACCATGTGGCGTGCAAACCAAGCGGCCATCCGCTTGGGTTTGTTGAACGGGATGTGCCCTTCTTGGGAACCCATTCTCGCTTCTCGCACAGTTTGCGGTCGCAGCCCATCGCCAGACTTACCCTGCTCGTGATAGATCAGGCCTCGCCGGAAGTTGTCTCGCATCCAATCGGGCACTCGGGGCATTAGTCTGCGTCCTCAACTGCGATGGCTGTATAGATCGGAACGGTGGAGCAGCGGCAGCCAGCGTGATCCCCAGGGAAGTAGAACGGGTCCGGAGGGAACGCTTCAGTGTTCGAAAGCGAAGAATCCTCAGGGCCTGCAAACTGCTGCCCGTCTAGATCGAAGTGCGGTTCGAAGGTATCACGATCGTCAGGACCGTAATCCCAGATAAAACCAGTCTCGACCAATCCGACGCTTCCCCCAAAGGATCGCGTGATCGGTCCCTCTGTCGCCAGACCCGGTTGCTGTCCCGGTGGCTGGGCAACTGGTGAGATGGTACCGCTCTTGTCAACGACGACAGTTGGGGCACCGCCACCAGCCTCAGAAAGCGCTGATCGAACAACACCAGCAGGGACTCTTGCTGTCGGGTCGAACTCGCCACCTGCTGGAGCAGCTGGAGACGGTCGATACAAGGCACCGAACGCAAGACCAGCCAAACCAGCCACCAATGAGGCTGCCCCAACGGCTCGAGCCGAAGCCTGCTCCTGACCCATCAACTCATACTCGGCCCTTCCTAAACCAAATGCGTCACGAAGCTCACGACGGACACGATCCTGAGCCTTCGCTGTCAAGGCGACAAACAGCAAGGCCAACTCCTCGAACTCGCTGTCCTCCAACAGTTCATCTTCAATGATTCCGGCTGCGATGATGGTGTCTCGGCCCAACCTGGCAGCAATCTCAGCAGCTGGAACGCCAGCGATCAACGGCTTCAAATCAGAGTTGCGAGCCAGTCTCGACCGCAAACGTGCGCCAGCCTTTTCCAACGCACGCTGCAAAGCATCGGATGATGCCTGCTGCAACCTATCGAATGTGACCCGATCCAACTTAGCGATCAGCAAACCGAAGTCCTGCGCACGGTCCCTAGAAGCTGCTGTGAGCGCTTCGGCTGGCTCTGACTGCGGTGGCCCAGCCGCAACGTCAGCAGGCTCGTCAGGGGAGACTGAAGGCTGCATCGCAGGAGCCTGAGGCAGGGAAGCCGGCTCCTCTACCAAAGCGCCGATAGGCACACCAGCAGCGATCGGGTACAACTCAACGTTGTTCATGCGAAGGGCAACCCGACGAGCGTACTCATCAGCATCTGGAGCGTCCTCATCAGCGAACCCAAGTGCACGCCGATACGTTTCATCAGAGATCGTCAAAGACTGATAGGCAGACTCAGCGTTGCTTTTGCGGTCAGGGTGCCCGACTAGGTCACTAGCGTCGAAACCAACGACGAGCCGCTCATCAACTGGTAGGCCAGCTGCCACGATGCTCGGCCACACCAACTCCTCCGTGACAGCGTTCGTGAACAACTGGGCAGCTGGCGCGATGTGTGCCCTGAACATTTGCTCATCGATCAGCCAGGCTCCCCAATGGTTGGTGTCGCCGTACCCAGTCAATACCTCTGGTGGGAGATCCACACCGTTTGCCAGCCTGATAAGCAGCTCGCCTCGTTGCTTGGCAGCGACCTCATCTACAGACCTTGACGGCTCAAGCAACCGGACCTTGTCAACGTCATCAGGGTCCCCGACGAGAATGAAGGGAGCGACAGCAGCAGCACTGCTCGGATCACCGATCGGCTTCACGAAGTGATCAACTAGATCCTGCAACGTCCGGTCGGCCTGCGACTCGCCGTCAGTACCGTCACCCTCAATGTAGGTGTCAGGTCCGCCTTCCAGCATCGTGTCAGGCATAACGAGCAACCCAGCAGGAATGCGTGAAAGTGCTGACGCCCGCACCGACGCCGACAGCAGCAGCAGCTCCTCGCAAACTGTCAAGACTGCCCGCAAAGGAGAGTCTGCCTCCTGGGCAAACCTCGGATGCGGCATCCATACTCGCCGCACGACATCTTCCTGAAGGTCAAGAGGCTCATACTGCGCCGGCCCATCTGAAACTGATGCCCGCAGCTTCCATTGACCATCATGCCAAACGATCTGATCAACTGACAGAAACTCCCAAACCTCACGACTAGTCTTAGGATCAGTCCTGCCGACGATGTATCCCTCGCCGGCGATAAACAGATTGACGCCGAAAGCGCGCAGCAACTCAGCGACCGAGCCATCAGTTGAGTGAAGTCGGGCGATTGTATTGACAGCAACCTCGTATAGAGCTCGATTGAGGCCAGCGGGCAGCTCACCATCATCAATCGGGACGACCGGCTCAGACGGCGACTCCCGCCAACCGACATACAACCTGAGCCTCGACAGGCTGTTCCCGTAGTACCGGGCACCGTAACGAACTTCCCCGATCTGATCGAAGAAATCCCAGGCTTGCTGCTGCCAAACCGGAACTCCGCCACGGCCAACAGGTCGCATGGTGGCAAGTGGGCTTGCTGCTGCGGTGATGGCACGTGTGCGACGCTGGGCTATAACAGGCTTGACTCCGAAGCGTGAGGGCATCAACGGTCCTGACAGGTGAGAGGAAACACTACCGTCACAGATTACACCAGAACACTCAAATGTCAGCCTTATGGCTGCACATCAGCGAACTCGGCCCATGCTTCGGCCTCGTCGATGAGTGCTTGCGGGTCCAACCCGACAGCGTTGGCAGCGTCTTGCACGGTCACGACATCGGTGACGGCGAGGAGCGTGGCGAGTGCCCCGACAGAGTCCAGCGGTGACGGGTCGCGCCATACCTCAACGCTAGACACAAGGTTGCCGTCGGCGTCCCACGTTTCGTCAATGTCTAGACGTTTCATGTGTTCCACCTTGCCCGCACCCAATAA